AAACTGGAAGCTGGCGATGAAGATCAAACTGGTTAGTGATTTACACCTTGAGTTTGTAGACATTAACATTAAAAACGACAAGGACTATGATGTCCTTATTTTGTCTGGTGATATACTAATCATTAACGACTTACACGACCACCCCGAATCCAAGTACAGCCACTTAGAAATTGCGGCACTAAAATTTGGTCAGGCTCGTGCTCAATTATTCCGTGACTTCTTGAAGCGTTGTAGTTTTCAATTTCCGCATGTGGTTTATGTTGCTGGTAATCATGAATTCTATCACGGCGAGTTCCATCGGGGTGTAGAGCACCTGCGTGAAGAATGTGCTAAATTTCCTAACATTTACTTTTTAGAACGTGACATGCAGTTCATTGATGGTGTGCTATTTGTTGGTGGTACACTATGGACAGACATGAACAAAGGTGATCCACTTACATTACATGCCATTGGTGATATGATGAATGACTTCCGTGTTATTCGTAATGACGAGCATGGATATACAAAACTACGTCCTGCTCATGCCATGGACCGTTATCGTAAAACTGTTGAATATATTAAACAAATGGTTGATGCCAATGGTGATAGAAAGTGTGTTGTAGTTGGACATCATGCACCTAGCTTTCAAAGCATCGGTGAACAGTACAAGCATGATACACTTATGAATGGTGGCTACGCCAGTGATCTTAGTGAGTTTATCATGGATCGCCCACAGATTAAGTTGTGGACACATGGTCATATGCACCAAACATTTGATTACATGATTGGTGAAACAAGAGTTGTTTGTAACCCACGTGGTTATGAATCACACGGTGAAGTATCGGGCTGGGATCCAAGTATCCTGATTGAAATTTGATAAGGAATAGTATGGATAATAAACTACGTGAAGTAATGAACATCCTCAGCGAAGAATGTGCAGAGGTAATTCAAGCAGTAAGCAAGTGTCATCGCTTTGGTTTGGATAACCTCAAGCCAGGCAAACCCCTAACTAATGCACAGCACCTAGAAGGTGAAATTGGGGATTTACTTGCCATGGTAGATCTGTTACAATTAAAAGGTATTGTAACAGAAGCTGGCCTTGACAAGGCCAAGCAAGCTAAAATTGAAAAACTGAAAGTATGGTCTACTATCTATGAATGAATTTAAAGTAAGCGAAGTATTTTATAGCGCACAAGGCGAAGGACGCTTTATTGGCGTACCCAGTGTGTTCTTTAGAACATTTGGTTGCAACTTCAAGTGTGCAGGCTTTGGATTACCGGCTGGTGAGAAAACAACAGAGCCAGATGACATTGGTAAGGTAGTACACCTGTACTCAACCTTTAATGATTTACCATTGGCAAATACAGGATGTGACAGCTATGCGTCATGGCATCCTGCTTTTAAACATCTGAGCCCTAGCTATAGTGTTGAGCAAAGCATTGACACAATGTTAGATCTTACTCCCAATAATAAATGGGTACAAGACAATGGCAATGATGTTCATCTTGTTATCACAGGTGGTGAGCCACTGCTGGGTTGGCAAATGCTTTACCCTAGTCTGTTAAGCAATAGTCGTATGGCAGATTTAACAAACCTGACATTTGAAACAAATGGTACTCAGACTTTGCATGAAGACTTCCACACATATCTATTTGAAGAATGGACACGCTTTGGTAGAGATCGTGACTATCTAACTTTTAGTGTAAGCCCAAAATTGAGTTCAAGTGGAGAAAAATGGAGTGATGCCATCAAGCCAGATGTTGTTGTTGAATATCAAACTCTTGGTTATACCTATTTAAAATTTGTAATCGATAACATAAAAGATTTTGATGAAGTAGATCAGGCTGTCAATGCGTATCGAAAGGCAGGATTTGGCGGACAGGTCTATGTGATGCCAGTTGGCGGAACAGACAAAGCATACTTCTCAAACACAAGACACATTGCTGATGAAGCACTAGTGCGTGGTTATCGTTATAGCCCTAGACTACACGTTGACATTTGGTCCAATGGTTGGGGCAAGTAATGAAAGCACAAACGCCTGCACAAGGCATTCTCTTAACAAGAGACTATGGTGATGCTGTACAATACGCAGTGATTTGCGATTGTGGGGATAGCGACCACACTCATCATGTTTGGGTTGAGGCTGAAGATAGTAATGTTTCTGTGACAATCTATACTACTGAAAAAACTAAATGGTGGGAAGTCAATCGTTGGAAGCAAATTTGGACTTTGCTTACTAAAGGTTACATTGAATACGAAGCAAGTATTATAATGACTGAACAACAAACAATCAACTACGCAGAAACTTTAAAATCTGCTGTTGAAAGTTCTAAGAAGTTTGCCAATGACCGTAAAAACACTAATACTTTAAATCAAGCATAAGTAAGCGCATGACAAACACATGGTCTCATCTTTGCAACACAAATAACTTGTTTTATACTTTACCTTTAAATCAAGAATGTAAAGTATGTAAGACTGACTACAGAGTACAGGCCATGCGATATGATGGGTATTCACCACTGGCAAGTTCCAAGAAAAAGACAACAGCTGGTAATAATATCAAAACTAAACTGGCTGCCTTGCTAAAGCCAACAACTAAACAATCAAAACACGACGAACATCAAAATTCATATTATGACAGACAAAGTTAATAGCATGGAGCATGCCAACGCAACGAACCCATGTGAAGGTTATTGCCAAACTGATGAAAACTATTGTGGTGCATGTTTTCGAACTGAAGAAGAACGAGCCAAGTGGTACATGGAGTCAAACGAGTGGCGCGAAATAGTTCTAGTAGAAATTGAAACACGTAAAGGTAGTTTATTTGATGAGCATTAATATTAATAAAGGGCCGCCGACGTTACTGATACCCCGGTTGACCAAAGAGTATATACGTGATGGGTTTAAATCGCTTGACTACTATGCACTTTTTGAACCAGAAGTAGTTCTTAATTTCCATTGGCCTGATGCTGTACTATTTGCACTACTATCGCATGTTAAAAAACCCAAGCATATACTAGACTTGGGTAGTTTTTTTGGTACACTGCCATTCATTGTTGAAGAAATTATCAGGTCGTCAGGTTTGCAAGAACAATTTGATTGGACATTAGTTGATACCGGTTTGTATACAAAAGAACTTGCAACAGCTATTAGAAATAACACTCCTGTTACAGGCCGGTATTTAAATATCAACCAATTCAACGGTTGGCACGAAGATAATGTTCCACCATGGAAAGAACGTGTATTATTTCAAAAGGTGGGGAAATATTATCTTCCCCCATCTAACCCTTTAGAATTTAACAATTATTGGTTTCGTCTTGCAATACATTACAAAATTCCAAAACCACACATGATTATGTATGAAAGCATAGAAGAAACTCAAGGTAAGAAGTTTGATCTAATACACTTTGATCTTACAGCAGGGGCATATGAGCTTAGTAAGAATATGTTTGAGTATATCATTAAGAATAATCTAAGTGATGATGGCATCATTGTATTTGATGATATGCGCCCTCAACATCCCAATATGCTATTATTTTTTCAGTATATTTTATCTACTGATTTTAAACCTATTGCATTTAGTACTGGCAAAATTGCAATGATGAGAAAAAAATACAAAGATAATTTTATCAATAAAGTAGCAGACGAAGGCCTAATTGAAATAGACTACACCAGAGACAGTTATTATTCGTTTCAACTATGTCCTGGAGTAGAATCTAACTGGGGAGACTTCCTTGATATTAGAGCAAACTAAACAATAATTCTCACATAACTATTAATATGCTAAACTATATCAAGAACTTTTTTAAACGAAAGCAAACTGCCAAATCAATGCAGGACAGCAAAGAGCCTTGGGTAAATGTTGTTAAAGCACATGTTGATCCAAGCAATCCAAAATCTGGTTACTTTGAATTAGAATGGAATCCAGCATTTGTTATGTTCCTAATAGCAAATGGATACAGTGGACCAACTGCAGAAGAAATTGTGGACAACTGGTTCACTGACATGTGCCGAAATGTCAGCATGGATGGTGTTGCAGATGGCTCATTCATAGCCGAAGCTGGACGTATGGCAACAAACGAAAAAACTCGTAGTCAAGCTTGACTTTGCTTGTAGCTTGTGCTACAATACACACATGAGTTACTTAATCGTTGATGCCGCAAATCTATTCTTTCGCGCACGGCACGTGATCCGTACTGGTGATCCAGAAGAACGTGTAGCAATGAGCTATCACATTATTCTTGCATCTGTTTTAAGAGAGTGGCGCGAACGCCAGGGCAAGCATGTTGTGTTCTGCTTTGAAGGTCGTAGCTGGCGCAAGGATGTATACGCACCATACAAAGCTAACCGAGCTGAAGGTCGTGCAAAACATACAGTCAAAGAATCAGAAGAAGAAAAGTTATTCTGGGAAAGCTTTGACAAGTTTTACGAATACATTAGCACTAAGACCAACGTAACAGTACTACGCAATCCTGTTTGCGAAGCTGATGACTTTATTGCCCGTTGGATTCAATTGCATCCCGGAGACAATCACACAATCGTATCAAGCGACACAGACTTTGAACAGCTGATCGCACCCAATGTTCAGTTGTTCAATGGCATCAGTGGAGTACTGACCACACACGAAGGATACTTTGATGACAAGCGCAAACCTATCAAGGATAAGAAAACTGGCGAAGTCAAAGCCGCACCAGACCCAGAATGGTTACTGTTTGAGAAGTGTATGCGTGGCGACACCTCCGACAATGTCTTTTCTGCTTATCCGGGAGTACGTGAGAAAGGCACAAAGAATAAGGTTGGTCTCCGTGAGGCCTTTGCCGACCGAGACAACAAAGGATTCATGTGGAACAATCTAATGCTTCAGCGTTGGACCGACCATGAGGGTGTCGAACACTTGGTGCGTGATGATTACGAACGTAACAGGAGTATCATTGACTTAACGGCACAACCCGACAACATCAAGGCTGTGCTTGATCAGTCTATTGCTGAGGCTGTACAGAAGGAACGTAATCCCTCCGTAGGACCTCATTTTATGAAGTTCTGTGGTAAGTATGGATTACAGAAGGCTTCAGATAATGCTCAACAACATACTCAATGGCTGGCGTCCAGCTATAACTAAACTCATCATCATTGGACTAGTGCTATACTTTGTAGCAAAGTCAGTCTTGGCCTCAAGCATAATAGTTGATAGCAAATGGGCATGTGGTGCCAGTTTAGAGATTGGTGAAGCCTTGGGCAGTAGCGGTGAAGCAATCATTGCTACTGGCGCAGTTGATGACATGTTTATAATGTCGTTTTGGGCTAATAGAACAACTAGAGAATGGACCTTGGTTTTGACTGACAATGGCAACAGAGAACTCAGTTGCGTAGTGGCATACGGTAGCAAGCTTAGGACTGTTACTTCAAATAAATTGTCAATTTAAGCGGTATTTAATAGGCTCATTATGTACGCACTTATGATAAATAAGTGTATGAGCAGACCTAAACCCACTATTATATTAACAAACACCAATCCTCGCACATATAAAAGCGAAGAAGTTCTTGCGGCAGATGCTATCTATGCTGTATTCTACAAAGATAAGCCTATAAATCTTCGTACGCTAAACAGCTTGGTCAGCTACCCGGGCCCAAAATATAAAAAGGTAAGTTTCTCTAATCCTGGTCATGCATTCAATCTAGCCGATCGTTTAAACAAGATGTTCAAGACTACAGATTTTAGTGTAGTTGAGCTCAAGCAAGGTCGCAAAATTAATGAGTCAGGACCTAGCTTTAAAGATATCTGAGTACCTGACTCAGTATCCTGTGCCTCATATATGGGAGGCCACTAAAATAACACCATACACGGTGTTTAAAAATTATCAACCAGGCAAGCAAAAAGGTTTACGTCTAACCACATTTGGTTGGGAACTAATGAGGCCACATTTTCGATATTGGTCTTATCAATGTCCCACTGGATGGAGTCCTAAACCCGGGCACTTGATTGGACTTGAACAACACCTAGACTGGCCTTACTATCACGGAGCAGGATACTTTCGTATATTTGGGGAGAATGATGCCATGGAAATACGTTTATTAAACGACGACATTGTTCTTTGGCTTAGTGGACTAAGCAGACGAGCACTTAGCAAAGGCTAACTACGGTAACTTCTAAATACTGCATAAATATTTGTATGCAGAATTGGCAACCGTATGTTCAAGCAGGTTGGGAATTGGTGTCTGAAGCGCAAGGTGTTAGCAAAACATATTTGCAACCTGATGTTGAAGCATTCCTAGTCCATACTGTAGCACGGTCGTTTGAACGTACTGATATATGGGATGAACCAATTGCAATCAAACTGCTGACTGCACAAAACAAACCTGGCCTAACCAAGCGCATTGATCTACGTTCCATAGGCGAAGAGTGTTTGCTGATTGATGCTTGGCAACTTAAACAAGCCCGATGGCCCAGTAACAAATACTTTGCAGACATGGGCGAAATAGCATTTGGCATGGCCAGCATTGCAACAACGCCAGTTGATTTACTGCTGGAATTGGCCAGTATAAACTTTGGTCGTATGAGTCAAGTGCTAAGACACGCAAGAGACTTGGCAAACCGCTAATTGTTGCAAAAATACAACAAAAAAGAGTCAAAAAACACCAAAAATAGGTTGACTCTTGGCTCTATACCACATATAATAGTAACACTATGAAACGGAACACTATCACTATCAAACTCGAGCGTCAAAAGCGCCGTTGTGTGGAACTGTACTCTGCAAATACCCCTTTTAAAGGTCGGGTTGAGCAGAGTCGTGTTGCATATAAACGACACGCAAAGACTCAAAAAGAGGTTGACAGGGGTCTGGGTCTATAGTATAATAACAGTATTGCGGAAAGGTTCTGCAATATTTTACTCAACACACAAATTGGAGTTTTTATATGTCTAAAGTTTTTTCTCAAACCCCTAACGCTATTCGTAAACGTGCCGCTCGCGCCGCAGGTGTTATGGAATTAGTAGTTGTTGCTCCTGTGGCACCTGCTGTGGTTAAAGCCGCTATTGCAGAAGTTGTTGTAGGTGAGACATTTACCCATGTTGGCTATGCTGTTGACAAAAAAGGTAAAGGCGCGGTACGTTACACTAACGACAAACGTCGTACTCGTACATTAGTTCGTGCTGGTTGCACAGATGTTAAGTTTGTAGAACTGCCACAGCCAATGACCAAGGATCAAATTGATGCATCAGAATTTGTTGCTCAAGTTATGCCTGCAGAAGTTATCAAGGCAGTTGCCTAAAATGATAAGATGGGGTATTGACACATACCCCATCTTATGCTATAATTAAATTTTAACACACCCTAAGTAGGAGCCACCAAATGGGAAATCAAGTAGAGACACGCACCGTTAAGATTAGCGAGTGCAAACCTATCCTGCGCCGAGCCGTTGCAAAACGCCGACCAGTCTTTATCTGGGGACCTCCCGGAGTTGGCAAGAGTGACATGGTGAATCAGGTTGCCGCAGAGTTTGCTAACTCTACTGTAGTCGACTTGCGTATGGCTCTTATGGATCCTACAGACATTAAAGGTGTCCCTTACTACAGTCAAGGTGACAATACTATGAAGTGGGCTACCCCTTCAGAATTGCCCAGCAAAGATTTTGCCAAAGAATATGACACTATCTTCTTGTTCTTAGATGAGCTTAACAGTGCTCCTCCTGCTGTTCAAGCCGCGGCTTACCAGCTGATCCTTAACCGCAAGGTTGGACAGTACACATTACCAGACAATGTGGTTCTAATTGCCGCAGGTAACCGAATGGGTGACAAGGGTGTTACATATCGTATGCCTAGCCCACTGGCCAACCGCTTCATGCACTTGGAAATCCGAGTGGACTTTGAAGACTGGGAACAATGGGCCATTATGAATGAGATCCATCCACACGTGGTTGGCTTCTTGAAGCAGTTCAAAGGTGACTTGTACAACTTTGAGCCTACGCAACACGATCGTGCCTTCCCTACTCCACGTACATGGAGTTTTGTAAGTGAGATGATTGATGACGACATGCCAGACAGTGCTAACACAGACATGGTAGCTGGCTTGGTTGGTGAAGGCATGGCAATTAAGTTTATGGCACACCGCAAGCATGCCGCAGACTTGCCAGATCCAGCAGATGTATTAAGTGGCAAGGTTACCACTTTCAAAAGCAAAGAGGTAAGTGCCGCATACGCATTAGTTACCAGCTTGAGCTACGAACTTCGTACACGTTATGAAGATGGCAAAAGAAGCGGCAAGTTGGACGAATTCAACAAGAGTGCTGACAACTGGCTCAGCTTTATGATGAGTAACTTTGAACCAGAAATGGTTATCATGGGTGCTCATACTGTATTGAAGAATTATAAGGTTGTGTTTGATCGTAAGAAGATGACCAACTTCCCAGAGTTCTTCAAACGCTATGCCAACTTACTCACAGACGAGTAAAAGAAAAAGGGACTGGGCTGTACTAGAAATAATGTACGGCTCAGAAGCCCAACAGGTCTGGACGGATCAACCCCCATCCCCCTCTGATGTTAGCGAGTGGCTCCGCGAACAAAGGAAAAGTTGGTCCGTCCGAACTTATCCTAAAGGAGCCACAATTAATGAAGTTACCAGATGGGCCAGAGAACAAGGATTAAAGCGATTGGATTGGGACTTTATGCCAAAGCAATATGTTTGGTTCAGAGACCCACAGGTAGCAATGATTTGGGATATATCAGGCCCAAGAGATAAAGATAAGAAATCGGTTGACTACCAACAAGATATCTAGTATAATAGATACATACAGAAACAAATAGGAGCCACCTAAAATGTCTAAGATGAATGCCCGAGATAAACTAGTTAAGAGCCGTGTTGCCATGCTGTTAAAGTATCCCTTCTGGGGACCTTTGGCTACTCGTCTTAAACTTGAAGAAGTTGAATGGTGTAAGACTATTGCAACAGATGGTAGAAAGTTCTACTACAATGCCGACTTTGTTTCCAAGTTGAGTGATGGTGAAATGATTTTTGGCTTTGGTCACGAACTTGGACACATTATATTTGATCACATGACACGCCGAGGCGACCGTGAGCCGCAAATTTGGAACATGGCAGGTGACTATGTTATCAACAACATGCTGATCCGCGAAAGCGTTGGTACAGCAATTACCACAGTACCAATCTTGGCAGACCGCAAGTACGAAGGTAAGACTGCAGACGAAGTCTATGATGACTTAATGGAAAATGCTACAGTTATTAAAATGACACTTGATGATCACCTGGACATGGAAGGTGATGGCGAGGACGGAGACGATGGTGACGGAGATGGCAAGCCAGGTAAAGACGGCAAAGGTAAGCCTAAGTTTAAGAAGCTTACTGAAGAAGAACGCAAAGCCTTGCGTGACGAATGGCGTGAGGCTGTAATCCAAGCATCTAAAAATGCAGGTGCAGGTAACACCCCAGCAGACATCCAGCGCCTTGTAAAAGATATTACTAATCCTGTAATGGACTTGCGAGACCTGTTGCGTATTCAGTTTAGTGGCAGTGTAAAAAGTGACTACACTTGGATGCGTCCCAATCGTAAAGCCTGGCACACTGGAGCCATCATGCCTGGACAGTTACCAGGTGAGGAACTTGACATTGTAGTGGCATTAGATGCATCTGGATCTATTGATGAAGGCATGTTAGGCGACTTCCTTGGCATGGTACAAGGTGCGTTGGATCAGTTCACTTCTTACAAGGTGCGTATAGTTACCTTTGATACAGACATTTACAACGAAGATACATTTACAGGCGATGATGGTAGAAGCATGGGAGAGTACAATATCCAAGGTGGTGGTGGTACAGACTTTACTTGCATTTGGCAATGGATGAAAGATAACGATGTCCAACCCCATCAACTTGTAGTGTTTACAGACGGCTATCCTTTTGGTTCATGGGGTGACCCAGACTATTGTGACACGTTGTTTGTTGTACACGGCAGTAGAGATATCACAGCACCATTTGGTATCACTGCTAACTATGCCCCACCCAGGCACTAATTTACAATGCTCCTTCAACGCACCTTAGGGTGCGTTTTTTTTTGGTTAAACATGTGGTTGTTTTTAACTATAAGTATTCGTGGATATATTCCGTTCTATAACCTAGGAGATTTTAAATGGAACAACAAGAACAACAAGCTGAGCCACAAGCTCAACAACCAATTGGCTTAACACTACAAGACTTACGAGTACTTGCTGGTGCAATTGAATTAGGCGTACAGCGTGGTGGCTACCGTGCACCTGAAATGGAAATCATTGGCGCAACTTATAACAAGTTGGCCGCTTTCTTGAAAGCTAATGAGCCACAACAACCTGCAGAAGCACCAGCTGAAGCAACTGCCGAAGCACCAGCTGAAGCAGAAGTTACCGCAGAGCAGGCCTAATTAGAAAAGGAGCCGATATGGCACAATTTATCAAACACGTTGGATCAAATGGCCAACATAAGAAAGTTGTAGTAGTATTTCGTGAAGTACCAGGAGATCCGGATTCTGCATTGGTTATTCCAACTGGAATATTACCGCAACTATATCACGATGATTTAATTACTGCCATTGAAAGCTCTAACTGCCAAAGTAGCATGGAACCAAGCGACTATTTGTTCCGTCAAGTTTTTAATGACGGAACAAATATGTTAAACACTATCCACCAACGTGGATGGATGATTAAGGTTCCTGCCAAGAGTATTATGATGACACCAAAACCTGGTGTTGAAATTAATCTAGTTGAACTAAACAAACAGCTCAAAGATATTTCAAATGATCAAGCCGCAAGTGGAACTCGATCAGGTGACATTGCAACAAACAAAACAACTGCTAACCAATACACTCCACCACCTCCTAGTACTCCAGGTGTAATTGATGATGTACAATTGGCTTCCAAGCTAAGAGCACAAGCAAATACATTTGAAGTCGAAGTACGTAGATTGCGTGAGGAGGCAGAGAAGTTGGACCCAAAAGGGCAGGTCGTGGCCGACCCCGTAAGTCTAGCCCAGCCATCGACCGTAGTCAAACAGGGCCGGGGACGACCACCAAAGGTCAAGACAGCGGCGTAAAAGCTGGTGTGTTGGGACGTATTAAAACTTTATGGAGTAAGTGGTGAGCATTCGTAAAAAAGACAGAAGCTTCGAAGACATGTTAAGAGAAATACATGTTGAAGAAGTGCCAGTTGAATATATTGATTGGATCAAAGTTTTCTTAGATGATGGTACTGAAATTATTTTTAAACAAGCTGACCTAAGTGAGATTAAAACTAGTAAAGATGTACTTGGTATCAAGCAACTTAAACAGTATATGGATCGTATTGTAGATTTTGAAGTCATGATGAACAGCGAGTTAATTAAAACTCGCGTAACTAGATTTGTTGGGGCATTACTAGCCACCCATTTTAATCAGGAATAACTAATTGTGGAACCTATTCATTTATTAATTGTAAATCCCAGAGAAGCAGTTTTAAGACTGGTCAAAGTTGGACATACATCAAAAGCAGGTGCAATGACATTTACCATTGTGCTGACCAAAGATGTTAAAACTATGCTAGGGCAACAATACTTTAACGCAACAGTTGTTGATTTAAAGCAAGATGAGTGGGATACTTCTAAAAAGTATGTTTCTGCATTTTCTTATGATTATAGTGGCCAACAATTTTTAAACGAAATTGGTGATCAAATTATGCTGTCTAATGATAAGACCAATGACAATGCAAGGCTACAAAGTTACTACAGAGCACAGCCTCCAGTTGGCTGTAAGCTAATTGAAACACTAAGTTACATGGGCAGGCATGTTGTTGTTTCCTGTTTAGATTTCTTAGAAGACAAGAAAATATCATTGAAAACAACATTTGATGATGAATATACCAATCTAATTGAAGAAGTGTTTGAAAACTTAGACAATCTTGGAATCATCAACGGTACAACACAAACATACGTGGATATCAGTGGTATTGCAGGAATTAGACAACATCCGTCTAATTTGACCTATCAGCATCAAAAGTCTGGCACCGCAAGGCATTGGTTTGATGTTTGGCCAGGTGTTACTATGAATTGTGGTATCAAGTCCAACAATAAAAGCTTCCGTGGCTTTTACGAATGGGCAGAATCAACTGGCAAGTCTTCTAAAATTTACACAGCAAAGCCACTAACCATATAAATACTCGTATGCTAATAACATGCAGTTTTATTTTTTTATCTTGGACGCTCTATCTTTACGTGATTCATAGAATCATACACAAAGTAGGGCTTTCATATTTCCCAATTGCGTTTAAAGCACACGCAGACCATCACAAATACATAAACACACATGCTCAAACCAAATGGCACTGGAATAATTTGTTCTTGTTCAACGACACATGGACCAGCACGTTGGATCTATGGATCACTGAAGTTGTTCCAACTATTGTATTCTCGGCTGTCACTGGGCAGTGGTGGATTTTAGCGTTTTATTATCTCTGGGCGGCCCTGGTACAAGAAGTAATTGAGCATAATCCAAACTTTAACTTGTATCCGGCTTTGACTAGTGGTAAATTGCACTTGATTCATCATCGCGATAACGGATCTAACTTTGGACTGTTTTTCCCAATTTGGGATATACTATTTAAAACTCACAAAAAGATAGAAGTAGCATGACACAAAAATACTACCAGCCATTGGACATGTCAGAATCTGACTGGGAACTCATTAAGAATTATGTCATGGTTAACTACATTCTTAATCAAGAAACGCTATTGTCAAGCTATCATCTTACTTCGGTTCCTGTAAAGCAAGCACTAAAAAGTATGGTTCAACAAACGCTCAACAACCATAACTTTGGCGATTGTGATGTGAAATCGGCAATCCTGTTTACAGTACCAGCTGAGTCAAAGGTTAATATTCATATTGATGGTTACACAGCTGAACGCAAGGATGCAAGTAATTATGCAATGAATATCCCAATTGAAAACTGTGAGCAAGGGATAATGCATTGGTACCGTGGAGATTATATCCTTGAAGAAAAGATGACTTCAGAAAATCTAAAACATTTAAAAATTAAATGGACCAATGAGCCAGAACTTGCGTATTCCAAAATCATTGATGTGCCTTGCATTGTAAAAGTTGACACTCCGCACAATGTAGAGAACTTAGGCAACAAGCATCGTTCAATATTAAGTATTCGGTTTAAACCAGACTTGGTCATACAATAACATTTTTACCACATAACTATATTAAACACAGGAGTTATGTATGCAATGGTTAGCAGTTGCTTGTACAGCCGAAAATGAAGTTTTGGCATGGCACGAAAGTTTATCTATTTTAGAAAGTGCGTGTGGAGGAGAATTCCGAGCTATCTCTAGGGTATATTCTGTGGAAGATCATGAAGCAGAAGCACTACGTTCCAATAATTTAAATTTTCAACTTAGGTCAGTCAATCCCAGGACCTTTACCTTTGTTGAATACAATCGGTCTGACGATATTAAATTACTCTCATTTCTATTACAGACCAAGGTCAATTTGACCGTTGAACTTCATATGCGTATAGCACATGGATACAAACGTTTTGCTAACATGGTTCCTTGGCAACAGGAAGCATATCGTCTTAAAGCTATACAGGCAAAGCAAATCATGTCAGGAAGCTATTCACTAGATGAAGTTGGCATGGTTGCTGACTATGCTGAGATTATGAATACAGATTTACTCACTGCGGCAAATGTTATAAATGCCAAGAACGATAATCATTCATATCTTGTTCGTAAACTTGAACAGATACGTATCAAGCATCAAGCGGCAATTAGAGCTGCCAATTCAAAAAACGCAGTTGTTGCAATTAGAGCTTCTATGGAAGAAGACTCATTTTTTAGCATGTTAATGTAATGGACTTATTATACTATATCCCGCATCGTTTATTAAACGATACAACAGTTGAACTAGATCCTGTTGCCAGAAGTTTCTTAAAGATGTTTAACCCTTGGATCAGCATGAGTGATCGTACCGGTACCCTTGATGTGCCCGGCATTCCATTGCTTAACAATAGCCCTATCCCTGCACGTGTCAACAACATACCTTCATTTGAAGCATGTAGCTACAATCGTATTGACGGGATTATTAATCAGCTTGAAAATAGTGATAAGAAAAAATTAGTAATATTGTATTCGGGTGGAATTGATAGCACACTTATTGTTGCACTATTGGTTGCTCATCCAAGTTGGTCTAATTTAAAAGAACGTGTGATGTTGGCGTTCAACGAAGATAGTCAACTTGAAAATCCAGACTTCTTCAAAGAATTTATACTTCCAAACTTTGGACATAATTTAATTTCCAGCAATAACTTTTACGCAATTATCAATAACCCAGACAACTTATGTATAACTGGAGAGTGTGCTGATAACTTGTTTGGTAGCTTGACCCTAAAAAGTTACATGGATGCTACTGGCAATTATAAATCAATTCATACACCTTGGGAAACCGAATCATTAGTTTGGTTGCTGGATAAAGTTGAAAATCATCGAGATGAAAGAGAAAAGATGCTGTATGATCTAGTCAACGCATCTCCAGTACCTATCAATACAAATCATGACTTCTTATGGTGGCTTAACTATGCAATGAAGTGGCAAGCTGTTAAGTATCGCATGAGTATGCATAGCCCAAGTGCCGAACAAGCTGAGTACATGGCTGGTAATGTAATTAACTTCTTTGATAGTGAAGACTATCAACGTTGGGCATTGTACACCAAAGAAGAAAAAGTTGGTGGCAAGTGGAATTCATACAAGCTTCCTGCTAAGTTGCTTATCAACGAAATTTGGCCTAATCAGAAATATCTAAGATTTAAAACCAAATGGCCAAGTCTTCCAACTATTACTAGGTACAACAATGCCTGGGGATTTTTATGGCAAGATAGTAATGGCAAGCTAACTGCCACTAAAAATTACAATTCTTAATTATAGGAGGCCAGTTTTGGCCTTCCACTCATCTTTGAATACACCATCAAAGCGAATGCTAAATGCGGCAAACGGACTGCTTTTACTAGCATGCCAATTTTCAGTATTAAACCAAGCCACTTGACTTGTAATAGGATGTTCCTCACCTGTTTCGCCGTCGTACAGGTAAAACTGTTTACGATCAGGGAATAAGTTAATCCAAATAAAGTTATCGGGTGTAGCAACTGGATTTAGGTCACTGCGATCTCTATGCATTAAACAGTATTGATCTTGATCGTTAAAGAAAATTACAATCCTGCCTATCTCTGAAAAAATGTTTTGGTGGTGTACCCATTTAATTAGAGACTTAAAGTATTCAGCCGACTTAGTCCACTTGGTCTTACTTTCTAAATGTTTATCGTTGTAGTCCAGTGTAGTTGGCGCACGTAAGTATAAATTGTAGCCAATGCCCAAGTTATCACCAATTAGCTTTAAGAAGATATAACCATAAGAATTTATATTCTTTGTAAGGTCTAGCAATTCTTCATGTCCTAGCGCATTGGGATTGCGTTTTGTTTCATGCATTACGTCAACAAGCTCTCTACCTACAGGGGTAGGCAACGCACCTGAACCATCTGGCCAATTTGGTCCAATGCCTGCTACACTAGGAAGTACTTGACCTGTAGACCAACTTTCAGCAAATGCCTTACATGTTTCTATTTTAAGAGCATTAAGCGAGTTGATGTTTACATGCTGGTCAAAGTTAATCCAAGGTTGGTTGTTGATGGTTTTTATCATTGTGTTAAGCTTGTTGCCATTGGAAATACTGTGGCAATAACTTCTGCACAGGCTTTAGCAACTTCCTGATGTTCTTTTTGTGTACCGTTAGCACTACGTAATTCAATAAAGTGAATCCAACTACGCAATGTACCATTCATGTACAAACGACTTTCAATAAGTCCCTCTGGTAGTACTGCACGAGCTTGCTCTTTGGCTATGCCATTCTTGATAGCCCACTCGTATTCTCTTTGAGCGGCATAGATGACTCGTTGCTGAGCTCTGTACCATTCGTTTTGTAGCATTGTATCATCGACTTCAACGCTGTTCTGTCTGTTCTTGTGGTCTTGCAGTCTAGCTTCTCTTGTAACAAAATTGAGATCTTTCGTTGGGTCAGCATAGCGTTGAGAGAACTCTTGGAAACTAAAACTTCTGTGTCGCAAGATTTGTCTTGCGATGTCTCGGGTTGTGGTAATTTCGATACAGGCACTGACCATTTCGAGTGGGCTCCAGTGTTGGTGTCGGATAAGGTATCGGATAAGCTTTTCGGATGTGTCTGAGTTGAGCTGATTGGCAGGATTGGACACACGGGCGCAATACGCAATGAGTTCCTGAGCATCTGCAACTCCCAAAGCCGCAAATTCTTTTGTAGGTTGGGAGTAACTGAGTAACTTAACATCCATTCTTATTCCTTGTTGTTATATGCTAGTATAGCATCTTTACGCTTAGACCACAAGCGTTTCACTTCCGAAGGAGGTGCAAACGGAATCATTAAAATCATACAAGGATCAAATTCATGCCAGCGGCCGCTGACACTACTGCCAAAGTCAAAGCTACTGGCCTTGGCATGATGATTGTTGTGCCAGCCACTGCCCCAATGGAAATAGCCAATCCACCAAACGTTTGTGCTTTGATCACCATTGTCAGAATTTTTGTAACCTGCTGACGATACATGTCCGAATGTGTTAACAAGTCCATCTGCGTGTAGGCTCATCAAGCTACCAATCACAAAGAACCAAACAGTAAATGTTAGTCCAAACAACAATGTACTCAGCAACAAGGTACCAAAGATAATTTTGTTATAGTTCTCATGGCAAAATACCACACGACGGTCGCGTAATAAGTCAACTGCATATCTAAAACTTACTGTGTCCTGTTTCACTGCAAATTGCCAGCCCATGTAACTCCACCAACGGCCGTTGCCAACTGGAGTGTGAAAATCTTTACCTGGTTGATCACTTACTCTATGATGGTGTCCGCGATGTAGTGCGGCCCACCATAAAGGACTACCTTCGCCGACCATGACACTTGCCCATAACAAAAACGGTTCTACCCATTTATAAGGAGTCCATGACTTATGACTAAGGAAACGATGCAATGTTAAATTATTACCTACCCCGTCAAGCAAGACCCAACCGCATAATGCAGTTACAGGATACCACCACGACCATTCAGTTGCCACGGCAAATACAATAGCAATAATAGCGGCAATATGATATGGAAACCAAACTGCCAGTATGTATGGAATTTGATGAGTCTTTTGGTATAAGTCTTGTTGTACCTTAAACCAGTCAAGTAGCTTCGTTATTTGCATTTTCATTCTCTGGTTTTTCTTTCGCTTTGTTCTTTTTGTATTCTTCTATTTTATCTTGGCGCTCCTGAAATTTTTCAAGACGTGCGTTTAAATCAGATTCGGCTGCTGCCATGCTCACATGTTTGCCACCAGCACTTGGGGCTTCGGTGTTCTCTCTTCGTAGTATATATCTTCTAAAAGACATCTCGTGCGGATGTAATACACCGCCCATAAGCTCATGAATCAATCCATAAGGATGGCGTTCATTTTTAGGAACCACACACTCAATAAATGTAAAATAACGTTCTCGTATAGGCAACATAATTTTACTGTATGCGGCTTCTCTTGTGGAAGGGTAAGTTACGTAAAACTCATTCATGCCCGCCGCTTCGTGGAACTTGCAAAGTTCTTGAACTAAGATACGGAAGATTGGAATAAATCTGGCACCAATACTGGGGCTCAACAACCAACTGATTGACCAAGAAGGCAAGTGTCCCCAACGTCTGACGCCAACTAAACATATACATTCATCGTCTTTAAATAGGCCAAATGCTTTTCGAATATTATGATTGTTAAAGTTAGATGGAATCAAAAACATTTTAAAGAACTTTTGAAAACGTGTGGCACGGTCTACATCGTTAGTAATCTTAAACTCTGGGTACTTGTCTGGGTCCGAGTTATCGTATATTTTTAAAGCAGTTTCAACTGTAAAGTCAAGGTCGCTAAATTCAAGTGGTTTTAAAGTATATGACATGATGATTCTTTTCCTGCTATCAGGTTGTCTCGCAATTCAATTGCTGGTATAATAAAGCCC